GAGCTGGTCGACTGCCCGCCGCATGATTCCTTCAAGCTGCCAGAAGACGCCAGCTACCTGATCGGACACAACGTCGATTACGACTGGGGCGTCATCGGTAAGCCAGAAATCAAGCGCATCTGCACCGCCGCGCTGAGCCGCATGCTTTGGCCCGATGCTGACACTCACACGCAGTCGGCCATGATCTACCTGCATTACCGCTCGGAAGCCCCAGAGCTTCTGCGCAATGCTCACGCGGCCTTAGACGATGTGAAGAACTGCCGCCGCCTCCTGGCGACCATCTTTACCACCCTGAAGGCTCAGCTGGGACGTCCAGTGGCTAGCTGGGAAGAACTCTGGGAGATCTCAGAAGACGCCCGCATCCCGAAGATCATCCGCTTCGGTAAGCACGCTGGCTCGAAGATCGAGGACATTCCGCGCGACTACAAGCGCTGGCTTCTCGGCCAGGCCGATATTGATCCGTACCTGCGGAAAGCACTGGAAAAGTAAGCCATGCCACCCTCCACAACCCCAGACCTGCTCCATCGCCGGAAGGAATTGGAGCAACACCTGCAACTGCTGTTCAACCGCAGCTGCCAGTGGGGCCGTGCCGAACGTGTGCGCGGCGCCGCCACCATCGAGAACCTGACTCAGCAACTGGTCGAGGTCACCGAGCAGATCGAAACGGCGCGCGCCGTATGAGGCGGATCAACAACCTGGTCCGCCAGCGCCGGCGGCAAGAACAGTTCCACCTGCCGCCCAGCGGCCTCACGGAGCACCGAAATGCAGAAAGCACCTTCTGGAGTGGTAACCCTGCCGGCCTGGATGAATCGGCCTGTCAAGAAGCTGTACATCACCCGCAGCGGCGGCCAATACCGGCCTGATGATGTGGCCCTGGCCTTCGCCCTGAGCCTTCGGGTGCACGACAGCGCCGATCACCTGCGCAGGCTGGCCCGGCGCCTGGTCGACAAGGTCTGCCTGGAGCACCAGCCGAACATGAAGCGCCTGGCCCGTGAGCCGGACGACGACAAGGTGTTCGACGCAGCGCTAAAGATCATCAACCGGGTGTGCGACCTGCTCGACATCGGGCCGGGAGCCACCTTTGTGCGCAATGGAGGCGATGATGGCTCTGACGCAGCAGCAGCGTGACGAGAAACGCCGCGCGAAGGCCGAGCGCCTGCAGGAAGAAGACCTGCGCTTGAAGGTTCGACCAGGGACTAAACAGGCCCTGCTGGAACTGATGGAGTGGGCCGGGATCGAGGAACAGGGCGAGGCGATGACGCTGATGATTCATCACATCGAAGCACTCGGGCATCACGCCTTGTTCAGGATCGCGCGCCACGAAATCGAGGCTCACCGAGATGTGGTGCGCAGTGAGGTGCTACGTCTGAACGCTCGTCTACGTACTTCCCAGCACCTGGCCGCGATCTGCGGATGGGCAGACCTCAACCCTGGCCGAATGATGGAAGCGCTGATCCATGGTGTTCACGCACTGGGCGAGAGGCACGGGGCGAAGTTCATAACGCCGCCCCGCCACGAGATCAGCATATCGCCGCGCCTGGCCCTGGCCTTCGACCGGAAGAGCATGCTTATGATCCAGCAGGACCCGGGCGATGAAATCATTTGCCCTGATCAGGTAAATCAGTCCCGCCAGTACTTCTCGACGAATCGGTCGGCAATTTCTTTGCCGGCTTCCACAGCCTCATCGTAGGAGTTCCAGTCCTTCTTGCGGGTACCCGCCACCAGAACCTCTTCCCGGTATTTGTACAGAGCAACCACCTCGGTAGGGACAGGGTCGGAATTCTCACCCCAATGGAAGGCAATCACGAATTTCTCGCCGTGGGCGCGATCGTCGTAGTCAACTGGCGGTTTGCGGTCTACTAAAAGCGGCATTCAAATCTCCTTAATCCGGCTCCATGCCGGTCATCTGTAATAGCCCAAAGCCAGAAAATTTACCACCCGGCTGCCCGCCAGCGCCTTCCCCTATTCAACAATAACGCCACCCCGGCGAGGACCGCCCATGTCTGCATTTCAGAAAAAGAACCCGCTCGACTTCAAAACCCAGTACGGCCTTGGCTTCGACCCTCAGGACGACGAGATCGTGGTGGACTTCTTCTGCGGTGGCGGCGGCGCCGGTACCGGCTTGGAGATGGGTCTGGGCCGGCCGGTGACCGTGGCCAAGAACCACAGCCCGGCGGCCATCAGCATGCACACCGCCAACCACCCGGCGGCGCGCCACTTCACCACCGATGTCTTCGACGGCGACCCGGATGAGGAATGCCAGGGCCGCCCGGTTGGCTGGTTCCACATGAGTCCCGATTGCACGCACCACAGCCAGGCCGCCGGCGGGCAGCCGCGCAAGCGTGAGATCCGCAACCTGTCGTGGATCGGCCTGAAGTGGGCCGGCAAGAAAAAGCCTCGGGTCATCAGCCTGGAGAACGTGAAGCAGATTTTGCAGTGGGGCCCGCTGATAGCGAAGCGCGACAAGGCCACTGGCAGGGTGATGAAGCTGGACGGCACCGTGGCCGCAGTATGCGAGCGCGTACCAGTGCAACAGCAGTTCTTGGTGCCCGACCCAAAGCGACGCGGCATTACCTGGCGCCGGTTCGTGCATCTGCTTGAAGGCATGGGCTACCAGGTAGAATGGCAGATCATCAAGGCCTGCGACTTCGGCGCGCCCACCAGCCGGGAGCGCCTGTTCATGATCGCCCGCTGCGACGGACAGCCCATCGTGTGGCCAGAGCCTACCCACTCCAAGAACCCAGCCAAGGGCCAGCAGAAATGGCGCACCGCCGCGGACTGCATCGACTGGAGCGTGCCGAGCAAGAGCATCTTCGGTCGGAAGAAGGCGCTGGCCGACGCCACATTGCGCCGGGTGGCCAAGGGCATGAAGAAGTTCGTGTTGGACAACCCGCAGCCCTTCATCGTCCCGATCGCGAACTGGTCGGGCGAGCTGGCCCAGTCGGCTCACGAGCCACTTCGCACGGTGACCTCCTGGCCGCGCGGCGGATCCTTCGCCATGGCAAGCCCGGTGATTCTTCCAGCAACGCACCAAGGCGCCGACCGAGTGAATAACCCGGGCGATCCCCTGCCAACAGTAACTGCCGCCAACCGCGGCGAATTGATGATGGCCAGCCCAGTAATGGTTGGGGCCGGCGGACCGGTGTATGCCGGTAAGCCAGTAGCAGCTGACCAGCCAATGGGCACCCTGATGACCCAGAGCCACCGGGCGCTAGCATCGGCGCATCTGGTCAAGTTCAGGTTCAACAGCGAGGGAGCAGCTATCACCGATCCGGTGCCGACCATCACGAGCGGCGGCAACTACAAGCGCCCTGCGGGTGCGGCCCATGCCATGGGTGTGTGCACCGCCTTCATCGAGCAGGCGAACGGCGGGTTCAACACCACACCAGCCAAGGGCGCCGACGAGCCGCTGACCACGGTCACTAACACCGGCAGCCAGCAGCGCCTGATAACTGCCAGCCTCGCCACACTGCGTCGAAATTGTGTGGGCAGGGCCGTGGATGAACCGGTACCGACGATGACCGCCGGCGCTGAGCACCACGCCCTACTCGAGTACAAGCTGTCGCCAGAGCACGAGGAAGGCGCTCTGCGCGTCGCGGCATTCCTGATCAGCTACTACGGCACGGAGAACACCAGTGCCTGCGACTCACCGGCACCAACAGTGACCACCAAGGACCGCCTGGGCCTGGTCACCGTGTTCGTGAAAGGCACGCCCTATGTGATCGTCGATATCTGCTTGCGGATGCTGCAGCCGCACGAGCTTTACCGAGCTCAAGGCTTCCCGGCCAGCTACATCATCGACAAAGGCGCCGACGGCAAGCCGTTCACCAAGACCGAGCAGGTGCACATGTGTGGCAACAGCGTCAGTCCGCCGCCCATGGCCGCGCTGGCCCGTGCCAACGACCCATGGCGCACATCCGACAGGCTTGCTTCAGCTGCATAGTGGCGTCTTCACCAACTCCCAAGCCCAGGCCATCACATCCAAGATGCCCTGGGCTATCAGCTGAACGATCACCTCTTCTATCACTCGCTTCATCATGTCGGTACAGCTCCTCTGTAATTGAGGAAATTCTGCCGTCACGACCAATTCGAAATCCTTGTGGGCTTTTTCCAAAGCCCATCACCGCCAATCACTGCCGATCACGACTGTTCACACAGCAACTACCGTTTGTCGGCAATTGAGGTATACCCATGCCCACAGAAAACCGATCCAGCAACACTTACCGGCACACGTTCACCGCGACCTGCCCTAGCGATGGTGAGGTGATCGTCTACAGCTTGGAGATCCGTAGCCTGGCGATGATCCGTGTCGAGCACATCAAGACCGCCACTGCGCTGATCAAACAGGGCTGGCACGAGCAGATCGCCGATCAGCTGGCAGAACGCTTCGGCGGCGACCAGGTGATCAAGGCCGTGCACCAGGGCGTCAAGATCGAAACGGTGAGGTTGAGCGGATGATCCATTATCACGGAACGCCCATCGGCGGCACACGGCAAGATGCAGCACGGCTGCTGGCCGGCCGGCACGCCTTGGTACCGTTCCCGCGCCAGGACGACATGGGTATCGTCGCCGAGGCCTGCCAGTCTTTCGTGTTCGACAACGGCGCGTTCACCGTCTGGAAGAAAGGCGGCGGCCGGGTGGATGTCGATGGATACACCCGCTGGGTGGATGACTGGCACCGGCACCCTGGCTTCGACTGGGCGCTGATCCCTGACGTGATCGACGGTGACGAAGATGCCAATGATCGTTTGCTCGAGCAATGGCCCGGACATCTGCCGGGCGTTCCGGTCTGGCACATGCACGAGTCGATCGAGCGCCTACAGCGCTTGGCCAACTCATGCCGGATAGTTGCCCTCGGCAGCTCCGGGCAGTGGCGATCGCCCGGTACCGCTGCGTGGTGGAAGCGAATGGGTTCAGCTATGGATGCCATCTGCGACGAGCAAGGCCGTCCCCAGTGCCGCTTGCACGGCCTGCGCATGCTTGATCCGGCAATCTTCCAAAGCCTGCCCTTGGCCTCAGCGGACAGCACCAACGCTGCTGTGAATGGCGGCAGCATCAGCCGTTTCGGCATGTATACCCCGCCCTCCGCCGGCCAGCGCGCCAGTGTAATTGCTGATCGAATCGAGGCGCACACCAGCGCACCTATCTGGCAGCGCGAGCCACAGACAGAGCTCGCGCTGTAGAGAACATTTGTACTCCATCCAGCTGTAACCCCTCTCCCCTCTATTCACTGCCGCGATATGGCGGCCAAGGAATCCCCGTGCGCGAAGAAAAAGTCGTGATGTACGAATCCCCCGAAGCCGCCAGCCTCCAGACCGTTACCGGCTGGGTTGATGCGACAGGCCGTTTCTGGGGCAAGGACGAACACATGGCCCGCTACTGCGGCTCGACCCACCGCCACTGCGCGAAGAACCCAGAGCACCCAATCCATGCCACAAACGGTTGGTGCGAGACCTGTCACGCAGAGAGTCGGGCGGCCAAGTTTGCAGCCATGCCGAAGCGCGTGTGGGCCGGCGAAGCAATCACTGAATACGACGGCGACCTGTACTTCTTCGACGAGGAAGACCTGCGGGACTACCTCATCGAACATGAGGTGGATCTGGCCGACCTGAAGCTGGTTTTCTGCACCCCGAACTACCCCAGGCAGATCGACCCGAACGACCACTTTTGCGATGACCTGCCGGAAGACGGCGAGGTGAGCGACGATCAGCTGCTGGCTGCGTTCGAGCTGCTCAACGAAATGATTGCCAAGTGCCCGCCATTGTCATGGTCGCCAGGCTATGAAGCGGTTGAGCTGCCCCAAGCATTCATCGACATGGTTGCCAGTGAGCGCCTGGAGGCCCAAGCATGACCCGGCTCGCCCTCTGTTTCCTGATGCTGGCCACCGGCGCCAGCGCAGCACCTCAGCCCCAAGAGAACGCCATCGACGTACAGCACGACAGCCAGCGCGGCGTCACCTGCTACCTGCTGAATGGGATCGGCATCAGCTGCCTTCCCGACAGCAAGCTGCAGGCCGGCAACAAGCGCCAGCTCTCCCCGCACGAATCCCAACCCGAACCTACACCCGCACTGGCGCCTGGGCGCTGGATTGATGAGAGGTATCAACTGTGAAAATTGGAAGGCTCTTTATCGGACTGAAGTGGTGCTACGGCGCGAAAGACCAAGCTGTGATCTTGAGCTGGGAGCTGAAGTGCGGCTACTGGCGGTGGGCGATCTGGTGGCGTAAGCCAAAGAAAGCGCTGTGCCTTCCGACCTTCGGGCCATCCATGGCGGCAGGTACCAAGTACTTCGTTGGCCATGGCCACTTTGGCGCCTGGGCGCGGCTTCCGCTGGTCGGCTCGTTGTCCATCTCAACCCAGCCGCCCTACCCGGCGCAGGTGCAGCCATGACCGACCTGATCGAAGTGAAGACGGCCGACCTGGCCGGCGAGGCGCTGGGGTGGGCAGTTGGTACCGCCGAAGGCCTGGAGCTGATTCTGGCACCACCAGAGTACGGCAATCCCTGGCGTGTGTTCGCCCGGTACCGCGCCAGCGCTACCGAGCACGACAAGCGATACAACCCATGGGAAGACTGGGCGCTGGGCGGGCCGCTGATTGATAAGCACCACATTCAAACCAGCTTCAATGGTAGCGGCTTCAGTCGTAGCCCGACCGGCGAGTACTGGTGCGCGTATGTGTGCAAGCCAAGCGGTCAGCAGGAGCTCCCAAGCGGCGGCGGACCTAGCGCGTTAACTGCCGCTTGCCGGGCAATAGCGCAGGCCAAGCTCGGCGATACAGTCCAGGTGCCGAAGGAGCTGATGCCATGATCGACCAATTCACCCTGCACGAACTCGAAGCCATGCTGAAAGGCGTTAAACCCGGCGACCTGCGCCCTGGTGAAACCACGGCACAGTACCTTCATCGCGGCATCCAGCGCCTGGCCACCGAACGCGACAACCTGCGCCAGGACCGCGACGGGCTGCTCGAATCAGGAGGACACCTTCTATGATCCTGCCCCTGATGTACATGGCCTACCTAATATGGAAGGCGCCAAGATGAGCAAGAACTGCAACACCTGCAAATGGCTGGAGTGGGTAGACGGCGAGCACGAATCGGACACCGGATTCACCTGCAACAAGCGCCATAACCAGATGTGGGCCTCCGGCCGCGAGCAAGAACTGCACGCCAACCTTGATCGCGAGGAATACCGGTCCCGCTACAAACGCTGCTTCGAGCCAGAAGCCTAACCCCTCCCCATACAATTCAAGCTCGCCGACATGCGCGGGCATGGAGAGCTATTGCCATGACGAAAGAAGAACTGGCCGGCCTGCCGGCGAAGGTGCGCATTGCCATAGAAGCTGGAAAGGCCGCAGCAGCTGCCTGCACCGATGACGGCGGCAGCGCAAACCTGGATCGGGTTGTTATTCCGGTACCGGGCCTGCGCCCTAACCAGCTGCCCGGCCTACCGGGCTACGTCCAGAAGAAAAGCCGCTACCACCAGCAAGGCGTCCACTTGGACACACCTTGGCCAGGCCAGGGAAACCAGCACAGCGCGGGCGTGCAGGCAATGCACAAGTCGCTCAAGGACCAGGGCGTCAACTGCTACGTCTACTACCAGGTCGACTGACCACCAACCTGCCGCCACCGGCGGCGTGGAGACCATCCATGAACCTGATCGACTGCTACGTCACGAAGATCCTCGGCGAGCCGTACC